AAGCAAATATAGACAGAGCAGATAGAGGACATCACCCAAATTATAGAGGATAATGGCAAAGGCACTATTTATAACACGTAGCGATCTAGTTAAAAATACTATTTTAGACGGTAATGTCGATACTGACAAGTTTTTAAATTTTGTACTTATTGCTCAAGAAATACATATACGTAATTTTTTAGGAACAGATTTGTATAACAAAATAAAAAGTGACATTGAAGGTGGTTCCTTAGCAGGAAACTACTTAGCGTTAAAAAACGATTATATTGTGCCAATGTTAATACATTATGCAATGGTAGATTATCTTCCTTTTGCAGCTTATCAGATAAAAAACGGAGGAATATTTAAACACACAAGTGAAAATAGTACAGCAGTAGAAAAAAACGAAGTAGATTATTTAGTAAACAAAGAAAGAGATATTGCAGAGTATTACACAAGAAGATTTATAGACTATATGACTTACAATACAGCAACTTTTCCTGAGTATAACACAAATAGTAATGACGACATTTATCCTGATAAGGATGCAACTTTTAACGGATGGGTATTATGAATAACAAACCAAAACAAAGTAACATAGATAAATTAAAAGCATTTTTAAAAAAAATAAGAAATGGCAAATAGTATCAATTGGGGTAGAATTTATTGCTTTACAGAGTTTGGAGACGAAGACAACACAATTGCAGAATCAATTCCAGACTTTTCTGCACCTGAATGTTTTTTGTTACCTCTTACAGGAGACCAAATAGAAACTAAAGCATTTACAATCGATACAGTTAACCAATCTTGTGACAATATAGATTTAACAGTTGATCAAACATTAATAGAATTATAATTATGAGTAAACAAACATTTAGCGTAGGAACAACCGACAATGACGGTACAGGAAGTACGCTCAGAGCAGCAATGACTGCAGTAAAAAGCAACACAGATGAGTTGTACGCTCTTTTAGGAGACGGTACAGACTTAGCGTTTAGTGGAGATGCAACAGTATCAGCAGGAGCAGTTTCTTTAGCCAATAATGTAGTAGACCACGATGAATTAGCAAATAGATTTGCAAACAAAGTAGATAAAAATGACACAAGTAGTTTTGCAGTTGATTGTTCAGCAGGGAGTGTATTTCTTTGTACAGGAAATATAGCAACCTCAACAATAACGTTTAATAATATGAAACAAAATCAGGTAGTAGATTTAGTTCTTTCAGGTACATTGTCAAGTGCAGCAATTACATTTGCAGGTGGCACAGGTTTAGGAACTACAACTTTTAACAAAGTAGGTACTACAAGTTTAAGTACAAGTGCTACAAACCACATATCTTTAATATGTGTAAAAGAATCTGATGGAAGTTCAATAGTAAATTATACAGTAAACACTTACGCAAGTGATAGTAACCCAGATTAATTATGAAGGCAAGAATAGTAAAAGGTAAAATAATAAAGTACCCAAAGTTACCAAGTAGTTTTGGAAATACAATAATAGGATTTGATAAGTTAGATACAAGTGTACACGAAAGTTTTGGGTTTTATGATATTATAACACCAAGTTATGATAACAAAACACAATACATAAGCAACCTACATACCATTGATGATTATAAAGATGTAGATGGAAAAAAAAGAACTGTATTTATATATGATGTAAAAACAAAAACTTTTAGTGAAACACTTGCACAGCTTAAGACAAAAAAGATAGCAGAATTAAAAAGTGTAGCTTACAATAAATTAAGTTCTACTGATTGGTATGTAACAAGAAAAGCAGAAAAAGGTACTGCAATACCTGATGATATAGAAACAGAAAGAGATAATATAAGAAGTTCAGTAGATACAAAAGAAAGCGAGATTAAAGCACTTACAAAAAAAGTAGATGTGTTTAACTACGATACAAGTTTATAATGCCAACTAACAGAAGAATATTCTCACAAGATGCAGCAGCAGCTACTGGTGATGCAAGTTCAGCAGAAGGGTTGGTATTACATCTTGATGCTAACGATGAAGATAGTATAGAAAGTGGTGGTGCTAATCAAGGTAATGGAAGTGGTACTTGGTTTGATATAGCTAATCACGATTTAAATGTTCCTTTAATAGATAAGGCAAGTAATTTAAAATTACACTTAAATGCAAGTGATACAACTTCGTATGGTGGTAGTGGTACAACTTGGTCTGATATAAGTGGAGAAGATATTCACGCTACAACAAGCGGTGCTTCCTTTGGTAGTGATATAAGAGGATATTTTGATTTTAGTGGTGCAGCATCAGATTTAATTACTATTCCTGATAATGATAATTTTGATATGGCTTCTAATTCCACAATGGAAGTTTGGTTAACTGCACCAAGTGGAACTGCTCATATTATAAATAAAAATAATGCTACCGATGGAGCTGAAGCATACGCTTTTTGGTATGCAACTAACAAATACTATTTTACTGCTTATCACAGTGGGAGTGTTTTTACAACAGCAGTGCTTACTTCAACAGCTACAAGTGCAGGAAATTTAGACCACCTTGTTATTACTGTTGATGGTAGTAGAAATTATAAAATATATTTAAACGGAACTCTTGAAGCTACACAGCAATTACCAACAGGCACTATTAGGACAAATTCTAATACTGTAAGGATTGGCTCTTATGGAAGTAATGCCCACGCTTACGATGGTAAACTTAGTGTTGTAAGATTTTATAATACAACCCTAACAGCTTCAGAAGTAGCACAGAATTATAGAGCAGGTAATTTTTTAAGTTATAGTTCTATTTATGATACTAATTTAGCAATGCACCTTGATGCAGGAGATACAACAACTGTTTCAGCATCTACTTGGTCGGATAAGGTAAATAGTAATGATGGTACTTTAACAGGTTTTAGTTCTACGCTTTCTGATTTTTATGATAAAGAATTAGGTAATTGGCTTGAGTTTGATGGCGTAGATGACAAAGTTACCAATTCTGATTGTAATTTAGATTCAGCCAATATAAGTATTACTGCTTGGGTATGGTTAGACCATTATGGTACTGGTGATGGTACTTCGATAGTACATTTAGGTACACCATCTACAGCAGGTACATCCATTCTTTTTAGAGAAAGAAGTAATGGTAAATTAAGTGTGTACGATTTTGGTGCAGCTAATTTAGACACAGATAACGTAGAGTTATCATTAAACACTTGGCATTATGTAGCACTAACTGTTAGTGGTACTACTTATAAATTGTATGTAGATGGAGTAGAAAAAAAATCAGGAACAGAAACAGCTTATAGTGGTAATGATAGATTAATAATTGGTAATTATAACAACGTATCAAGTGGTTCTGCATCACAATATTGGGATGGTAAAATGGGTGTTGTAAAATTATATAATGTAGCTTTAACACCTGCCCAAGTAGCACAAAACTATTTAGCTACAAAAAATAATTATCCTAATGGAAATAATGGTGCAATTACAAATGCTGTTTTTGATGCTAATGGAAGTAGCCCTAATGAAAAATATTTTGAGTTTAATGGTAGTGATAGGTTAATATTATTACCAAATGATTCTAAATTATATATGACAAGCAATACTGGTGCAACAATAGAAGTTTGGGTAAATAGAGATACAGATAGTGAGATGTACATATTAGCTTCTAAAGATGGAGGTACAAGTAGTTTTGCTTATGTTTTAGCTTGGTATAGTGCATCTCTTGGTTATGGTGGTGCTATACAAGGTTCAAGCTACGCAAGTAACACGCATACAGGTTATGGATCGACTGCAACTAATGGAACAGGAAATTGGGATCACGTAGTTCTCACGCATTCAGCTTCTGATAGGAAAAACAGATTGTATGTTAATGGCTCTTTAGGTGGTACTCAAAGTACAGTACATAGTGGTTTTCACGATGATTTCAAAGATATAAATATAGGTGCTTACCATAATGATGCTGCTAAATTTGATGGCAAAATAGCTATGGTAAAAATTTATAAAAAAGAATTAGCAGCAAGTGAAGTTCTTGCTAATTACAATGCAACAAAAGCAACATTTGGTTTGTAATGATAACAGATTTAAGAACATACGGATTGTCAGCATTTGCATTAATATTTAGTTCAATGCCGCAAGTTAATATGTACTTACAAACTTCTGTTTTAATTTTAACAATAGTATTAGTAATAATTCAGATATACCAAAAGACAAAATGAATATGCCA